AAACCAACAGACAAAGACTATCATATAACGCACGTTATATAGAAAATATCTATACCTCAACAAAATCAACACTTCACAAGCTAAATAATTATCGTAAACAACGAAATTTTAACATATAAAAATAAAAATAATTCTCAGCCACTATAAAAAACATATATAAAATCCTACAATAAAAAATATTGCATCATCCTGGATTACCAGTAAAAAGGAATAATAAACCAAAACAATACAATCTCACCAAAACAACCCATAAAACCACATAAACAAACCAAACAGAACCCTTTAAAATAACAATCTCACCATACACAAACAAACACACCAACCAAGACAATAAAACTCAACAGACAAACCAAATAACACCAACCAAACAGATCAAACAATAAAATAATATTAAAACCAACTATAAACACCAAAAAAACTCCACAATACCAGAAAAATAAACTCCTAAACATCAAACAACTTTAAACATCAAACCAAACAACCAAGCAAAACACATAAACAAACCAATTTTTTAATAAATATAAAATAAATTAGTTGAAAAAAAGATTGCAAAACCTCCGCGAACCCCAGTAAAATCAAGGGTTAAGCGTAATTTTAACATCAAATAACTTCACAATACACTCGGAGTGAAAATTTTGTAACTTGTTGAATGTCAATAGTGTTCGGATTCCTTTAAGGAATGCAAATTTAACGTAAAATATAGATCATTTCAATTGATAAACTATAAAATTGCTTTGTCTAAGTTGTTGAATATCAGCAAGTAAAAGCTAAAAATATATAGGATTGGAATTGAAAAAAGACACCCCGCCCCGGAAAAAAAGACGTTTTCGCTAATGGAGGGCAGGTCCAGATGCAGGGTGGGGATACCCAATCCAAACATTTCTCAGTGATAGCGGGGGATTAGTGGGGGTTGTGGTTAGGATTAGTATGTTGAGAATTGGTTAAATTATTTGATTTGGGGGTTGCCAATATTTTGGATAGTTTATTTTATAATACAAGAATTTGGCACAAGAATTTGGATATTAAATAAATCGATGTATATTTGCCAATATTTTGCACCAAATATTTGGATATAATTATGAGTAATAATAATAGAGCGTTGGATTTGATTAATTTCAAGAAGGTTTCAGAGTTTTTATCTGGAAAGAGTTTTAACATACGTCAGGATAGGAGTTTTGGGAAGTATTCTGCGGATGTTTTAGCATTAGCTGATAGAATATTGTTTTGGATGGAGGAAATCGAGGAGAAGCGAAGTAATGAGGCTTTAGCGACTAAATCTACTTCAAACTCTAATTCTGCAAATCAAGATACTCTTCAAGTGGCTGTAGAAATAAATCCTTCTTCTTGGGTTAAAGAGAAAGTGGTTATGCGTAAAATTAATGTTGAAACAGAAAAGTTTGATGTTGCTCTTGATGAGATTTACGATTTACAGATAGTTTCCAAGTTGCCGGATATTGACGATCAGGTTTTCATTGATAAGAAGCAGATTTGTCTTTATGATAAGTACAATCAAGGAGTTTTCTATATAAAATGGGATGGGCTGTTTTTGATGTTTTTGAATAAGGATATTTTTTTGAAGTTTTGCAAGGATAAGGAGATTTTGTTGAAATAAAAAGGCAAAGAACGTAAGTTAAATCTAAAATCCTTTCAAAGTATAAAAACTAAACTAACTAAAATCTATAGTAATTAAAACCACCATAGAAATTATCTATTTTGTTTGTCGAGTTTTCTTTTTTAGATTTGAAGAAATTTAATTTTATATCAAAAATGATAAAAAAGGAGTTGTTCTGTAAAATATTGTATAGTTTACTTGAGCAGAAGAAAAAAGATTTGGCCACGTTAAGCCTACTTCAAGAAGCTTTTGGTACAAATGAAGCGTTTAGTCCAAATCAAAATGATTTACTTATTGTTTCAATAATAGAACTTATCCACGAGTATTTTCCTAAAGATGTAAGCGGATTTTCGGAAATAGAATATTATGTTTTTGACACTAATTTTGGAAAACCGTCTCCTGATTCTGTTTGGAAAACCCCCGAAATGCTTTACGATGAATTAATTAGTAAAATGTAGAGATTATGGCAACTATAAAATTAAAGGCTACGGAGCGATTAAGGTATATGGCAAAATCTCGAAAACTCCGAAAGAGAAGAAAATATTGCAGTTTCAACAAATGGTACTTAAAAAACGCAAGAAAAAACCCTAAAAAATACTATACTTTGAGATACATCGGATTTATATTAAGATACTTTTCTACTAAGCATCAAGTTCAAATTAATGACCTACAAGTAGCCTTATTCATCTATAGCATAGGAGATTTCACCAAAGAAGAATTTTTCGACCATAGCGAATTAGTTCTCGGAAAAAGGCAAGGTCTTAAAAGATACCTAAATCTCGGATATGCAATACCGGAAATGCGAGTGAAAAAATTTGAAAGAAAAAAAGATGAAAAAGTGCTTACCGGAAAATACCAAATCTCCAACCAACTTAAAAAAATTGTCATTGACATCTATAAAAAACAAGAAGAACTCATAAATGCCGATGAAAAACCAAATTCTGTAGAAATTGGACCAAATACATCTGCTATAATTAACGCCATGAAAAGAGAAATGTACGAAATAAAAACAAAAAAAAGAAAACCAGAGCCGATAATGAAATTTAGCGAAAATTAATAAATTAATTATAAAACCTCGACTGTATAGGTTAAGTCTAATCAATTTTATGGATAATATTGAAAAATTAGAAGTTTTAGTAGCTGAAGCAAGAGTAGAGGCAACTAAGTTTTACGAAGGAGGAAACGCATCGGCAGGAACTCGACTTCGTAAAAAGATGCAAGAAATAGGACAATTAACAAAAGAAGTTCGAGCAAGCGTTTCATCTATTAAAAACGAGAAGTAATGGACGGAAATACAGAAAAAACAGAACTTTCTTTTGGAGAAAAAGCAGTAGGTTTATCATTCAATCCATCGGGAATGTCAGAAGTAATTAAATGCAAACAAGGATTCGCCAATTTAATTGACCAATTAAATGATTTCAGAAATGAAAAAAACCCATCATTATCATCAGAGGCAAAAAGACACGCTTCTATTGCGATTACTGAATTAGAATCAGCACAAATGAGAGCCGTAAAAGCACTTACTTGGGTAGAATAACTAAATCCATACACAAATTAAAAAAGCCTCTCATAATCGGGAGGCTTTACTTTTTTAGGATAATAAAGTTTTAATCTAAAATTGCAATCAAATCAGAATAGTAAAAAGTCTGATATTTTATTCCATCAACTGTAAGGTCTGATGCTTTGTACATATCGTAAAGAACTTCTTGGCCGATTTTAATTGTGTCTGTTTTAAAAAATGGAAGCCTTTTCCAAATAGGTTTTTTAGGACACAAATTGCCAAATGACACTATTTCTCCTTTACGAAATTTTTGGTTTTTATCAACCTCAGATGAAAAATCTAATCCAGTTTCAGTTTCATTTTTTAACTCTTTCTGCTTAACAATGACCACATAATTAAGCGCTTTTCCTTTAAAATCTCCCATTATTGTTCGTCTGAATAAGTTAGTACATTTCTTGAGCGCAACAAAGTATTACTTGCTGAAACCGCATTTATCAAAGCATTTCTAACCGCTTTTTTAGAATCGATAATTCCAGCATCGAACATATTTACTTCTTGGAAGTTTTTTACGTCGTAGCCAATTGGGTAATCGCCAAACGGCTTATCGGTAGATTTATCTATACTAATTTTAAAATTAGCATTATCTAAAATTCTTTTGCAAGGAGCCGTAAGTGATGATTTAGTTACCGAATCCAACTCTAAACTAATCATAGCATTATACAAAGCGATTCCACCACCCGCAACAACCCCTTCTTCTTTTGCAGAACGAACCGCACAAACTGCATCATCCACGCGATCAATTTTTTCATCTACTTCACTTGGGGTTAAGCCACCTACTTTTATCATCGAAATTCCACCAGATAATTTAGCAATTCGACTTTCGATATTTCCTTTCAAGACATAGTTTTTATCGACTAATTTAAGTTGCTCTTTCAATTCAGCTACTTTTCCATCAATAGGCTCTGTTGGGGTTTCGTCGTGTTTTACTATAACAGTGTTGTCTTTTGTAACCACAATAGATTTTGCTATTCCTAAAAACATGGCTTCACGTCCATTAAAATCGGCTCCTGATAATACGTCAATCATTTGAGTATTACAAACAAGCGCCAAGTCCGAAAGGAGTTCTGTTCTTTTCTTTCCAATTGCAGGAGGATTTATGATGCAAACTTTTAAATCATTTTTTATTTTATTCGAAAGTAAGATATTTTCTACATCAAATTCCATTTCGGAAATAATAAGCAATTCTCGTTTATTTCCGTGAGCAAAAGTTAAAAATGGAGTTAATTGCGCTATTGTATTGAATTTTAAGTTTGAGATTAAGACAAGCGGATTATCTTCAAAAGTAACTGATTGATTAGAGTGTTTATTCACAAATCCTTCGTGAACAAAGCCTCTTTCTACTAATGTTCCGTCAGTATGCTCATAAAATGTTTGGTCATTATTCGAGCGAACGTGTCCAACAGAGCCATTTTCTCCTGCCTTAATAAAAGCATCTGTAACAATTCTTGCCACCTCTTCATCGCCATTTGCGGATGTTTTAGCAATATCAAAAATCATTTTTTCTTCTAATGGAACTGCTATTTTATCCAAGAAGTCAACTACTTTGTCTACCGAAGCATTGATTTCATTCTTTACTTCGATAGCAGATTTTCCGCCTTTTACCGCTTCAAAAGAATTGGAGAGAAATGCTTGTAAAAGCACCATTGTAGCACTTGTTCCGTCTCCTGCCTCGTCAACAGTTTTTTTTGATGCTTGTTTTGCGGTTTCACAAGCCAATGCTTCAACAGAATCTTTGAGAAAAATAGATTCTGCTACAGTCCATCCGTCTTTTGTTGGCTGTGGAAGTCCGTTTTTCTCAATCATTACCAAATTTCCTTGATAACCCATTGTTGAACCTACTGCATTTGCTATTTTGTTAATTCCCGACATTATCTTGTCTTGGGCATCGTTATCCGAGGCGATAACTGTGAAGGTTTTATTCATAAAAAATCTATTTAATTAAGTTAATTAAGGCAAATGTATCAATTCTAAAAAAGATAACCAAATTTTAAAATCATATAAAAAAATATTATACTTTTGTTGAATACATTGACAATTAAAAGCATAAGATATGGGAAAGTGGATTTTTACAGCAAGTAATGGTTCGGTAGTAGCTAAAATGACACCAGATACCGATGAAGTAAATGAAAAAACACATACTTTTAGAAATTTAAGTATATCTAACGCGATTGGTAAGTTGCGTTTTTTTGAATCAGGGAACTACGTTTTCTCAACATTATTTTCTATGGTAGGGGCAATTGGTGGAGAAACGCCGACTGACATCGATGATGCTGAAACTAAAATTTTAGCATTAATTCCTACGGCTTCTGGAGGTGGTGGTTCATACAATAATACGGTAATTTACGACAAAACGGGCGATTTACCTATCACTTTTGATGCCGATACAATTCACTCTATATCAATGTTATCTATAACCGGAATACTTACCGTTACAGTAGCAGGAGGAGAAACTGAATTAACGGCAGGACAAAACTTAGACATTGAAGCTGACGGATTAATTGCAGACGAAATCTCTATTGATTCAACTACAGGAACATTTATCGTAACAACCATAAACTAATTAAAAATGGCTAAAGCAAACAACAAGATAAGTTCCGTTCCTTATTACACGGTTATTTTTGACATTTTTAGAACAGGAATAGGTTCTGGAGCATTTTCATTAACAGAAAGATTCAACAATAGTCCTTTAGATAATACAGAATTTATTTCTTCATATAACTCAACTGGCTCTTACTTTATTGATACACCTGTGGAACAGTTTAAAATATTTGCTCACACTGAATTTATTGATGCGACAGAAGTTCGTGTAGGTGTAGGTACTGGTTTGTCCGCTTATCCAACTACTATTTTTATAAATAATGAAATAAGCGGAATTCCATCAGACGCTACAATGCAGGGAGTTTTATTTATAACAATATTACCTTAAAATGGCAATAGTAAGAAATTCCATAAAATCATCTTCTGGAGGAAACGATATAACTGTTGTTGCTAATTATTCCGCATTACCCGACCCAACAACAGTGTCGGGAGAATTTTATTGGTGTTCTTCAAGCCAGGGAACAAGTTGGTTGCCGGGTTCTCTTGGTGGAACTTACTACAATAGCGGAATGTATTACTCAAATGGTACAACTTGGGAATATATCAACGTTCCATATCAAGCAACACAATCCGAAGTTAATACAGGTACAAATACAGATAAATTTTTAACACCAAAAACTTTTAATGATAGTACTCAGTTAGCATCTAAACAAGCAAAAACAGATTGGGTTGATTATTCCGCTACTTCAACAATTAATGGATGGTCTGTATTTACAACAAAAGAGATTTTTATCAAAGAAGAAGATAAAGGTTGTTTTGTAAAAATAAAAATTGAAGGAACAAGCAGTAGTGGTACAACAAATTGTACATTAAACTTTAATGCGGATGAAAGCAAGAGAACGTTTACTATTTCACGTAACGCTGGAACTTATGGAAGTGGTGTAGTAGATACCACGAGCGCAAGTAATGTGCTTAATTTTTATAACACGGTAGCTGGCGGGGCTTATACTGCGTCAGGAACAAAATTAGTAGATGTAACATTATTCATTAAAAAAGCATAATTAAATGATAACAGTAAACGATGGTATAATTACCAAATACTACGACAAAAAAGACAATTTCCCAGTTGATGCAGAAATTAGCGATTACTTTATAGTAACGCAAAATGGAGCGGTAAACGAACCTATCAAAAGAGTTTATCAATACTTTGGAGAATGGAAAATGATTTACTCAAACAACGATTCTTTAAGCGGTGGAAAAGCCTATTATGCAGGAGATTCAATCACGGCAAACGTTAATGCAACATCGGCTAATTGGTGTGACTTGGTTAGTTGGAATTTTGGAATGGAGAGAGTTAAAAAAATCGGAACTACTAATGTTAATTATGCTAATAGCGGAACAACTGCTATTAATTTGCCTAATCCAATTGCACCAAATGTGCCTAACTTAGTTCAAATAACCGAATTAACGCCAAACTTTAATCCAATTACTGATAGGTTGTTTTTTATAGCTTATCTGACTAATGACGTTGGATTGAATTTGCCGAGTTTTACGGTTCAAAAATATAAAGACGATTTAGGTCAAGCAATTACAAATCTTTTAAATAAAGGTTGGCCAGTTGAACGAATTAAGGTTGTAGGTCGTTATTACTGCCCGATTCAAGGATTAAATTACACAACCGTAGCAGGTTCTGGAGTAACAACTCCTGCCACTTATGAGAGATATGATGAATTTGGTATTGCTTCAAAAGAAGTCGCAGATTTGTACGGAGTTCAGCATTTTGATTTACACGATACTTTGAAATACGTTGCAGGTGCAGATTCTCATTTTGATAGCTTTAAACGTCACTTTGATAGCTTTATGCACAGTCACGGAGCAAGAAAAATAATTGATGATATGATTATTTAATATATTTGCCGTGTAACTACTTAAATTTTTTATATATTATGGAAGAAAAAACAATTTTAATTACAGTAAACGAAGGGGAAGAAAACATTGCAGAAAAATCAAAAGAAACTTTGCAGGCACAATTTCCCGAGTATCGAGTTATTGTCGGAATAATCAAACGATAATGGAAAACATACAATACATACTTAAACGATTTGTCTTCTTGGCGCCAATACTTATAAATCTAAATTTACTTCTTGTTTGTATATATGAAAACGTGTACAATGTTAGAATGTCAGATACGCTTGCTCAAAATTTAGGCTTATACTTTGGTAGTTCTTGGTCAACCTTTTGGATATGTATTGTATTGTTTTTTGCTATTCCAAAAAATGATCCGTTTTGCACATTTACAAAAATCAATGTTATTGCTATGGGTGCAAATCTTTTAATGTTTGAGATAGGTCGTTTTATCCCTTATGAATTTTATCAAAAATGGGTTACTGTTATAGTTTTTTCTTTGGTTTTTATAACCTTTTTATTTTACAGTTACCGAAATAAAAAAGAATAGAAAATGTGGTGTCAATTTATAAAGTTTTCAGAAATGCTTAAAAAAATATATTATGCCGTTGTCCTATTTGGTTGCGGAACTAAAATGCCAGACAGTTTAAAGTTTTTACACGTTTCTCAAAACGGTTATGAGTTGGACTTAGGAGAAAAACTACAATATCTCATCAAGTTGCTTTTAACATTTACACCAGTAGCCTATATTTTAAGTAAGTTTAATATGTGGTTTCCAGATAATCAAGTTTTCTTTCAAACAATGGTATGGACTATTATAGCGAATATTGGTTTTGGCGCTTGGTATCATTGGAAAAATAAAACATTTAAGCTAAAAGTATTGCTTTGGAAAAACCTTGAAATGTGCTTAATAATACTGCTTACATACCCTATTTTGGAAGGAATAAATAGTTTGACTGGAGAAAATGTAGCAGGAGACGTTTTTAAATGGGCAGTACAAATCGGAACAATACTTTATCCAGGTTCAAAGGTCTTGAAAAATGCACACCTATTATCCAATAAACGTTATCCGCCAGAATTTTTAATGAACAAGATTTACAACTTCGAGAAATACGGAAATGTAAATGACTTACTCGGAAAATCAACATCAGAATCTAACGAAATACCAGAATAATTATGAGCTATAATTTTTTAAAAAACGAAACAGCACCAAAAGTATTGGTTGAAGCATACAAACTACTTGGAGTTCGTGAAACAATTGGCAAAGACAATAACCCTAAGATACTTGCTTGGGCTGATGAACTTGGGTTAGAAAAAACTTACACAGAGGATTCTATACCGTGGTGTGGGTTGTTTGTTGCTTACGTTTGTCATAAAGCAGGAAAATCAGTTGTCGATAAACCATTGTGGGCAAGAAATTGGGCAAAGTGGGGAGCAAAACAAAGTGTTGCAATGCTTGGTGATATTCTCGTATTTGAACGTGGCGCTAATTCTGGTCACGTTGGTTTTTACGTTGGAGAAGATGCAACGGCCTATCACGTTTTAGGAGGAAATCAAGGTGATGCAGTTTCAATTGTACGAATCGTAAAAAAACGATGTATCGCTATTCGTAGAACTGAATGGTCTACTGCGCAACCAAAAAACGTTAGAGTTGTAAAACTTGAAGCAAACGGAAGCGTGTCAACAAACGAGGCTTAAAATTTTTTAATTATAGCGAATTAGCTACAAAAGCAAAAACTAAAACCACTCTAAATCAGGGTGGTTTTTTGTTTCAAATAATTTCATACATTTGCTTAAACATTAAAACTCAACATAATGATAGAAGTAACACCAAAAACATTTACGGATTTTTTCATCAAGAATTGGAAGAATATTTTACTAGGATTTTTTATCTTATTTTTTTTATATCAATCACAATGTAGTGGCTCAAATGAGGTTTTAGCAGAAAACGTGTCTATAAAAAGAGAAGCAGAAGCACATTTGAATAATGCTAAAATGTTTGAACAGAAAAACATTGCTTTACAGAAAGATTACGAGATTCTAAAAGATTCTATAAAAATATATGAAGAAAATGAGAAAAAATTAATAGCTTCAAGAGAAGTTATAAAAGACAAAAGAGAAGCCAAAACGACTAAAATAGAAAAATACAACACTTCTCAAATAGTTATTCATACACAAGAAAGATACGGTGTGGATTCCACAAAAGTAAAAACAACATCCGAAGGAACTCTTGTAAAAGACGATGTTATGATAGATATTTTGGTAGAGGTAGAAGAAGGCGATTTTTGCAAACAAGAAGTGGAAAATCTCGAAAGTCAGATTAAAGAGAAAAAGAAAATCGAAGAAGAAAAAGACAAGCAAATACTAAACGTATTGAATCAAAATGAAAACTTATCATTAGCGAATTTAGAGTTAAAATCTACAAACGACTTAATTAGCAACGCTTTAAACAACACGGAATCCGCGTTAAAAAAACAAAAAAACGGAAAAACATTTTGGAAAACAACTACCTTTGTAGCAATAGCAACAATTATAACTAAAAGTTTAATCGATAACAAAAATTAGCCATGACAAAGATTAAAACGTATACAATAAAAACACCCGTAGGAGCAGGAGATAAATGGATTGGAACAAACGGAATTACTGGTGAAACAAAAAACTTTAGCGCAGAAGGAATTAGAGATTTTGTTCTTGCTGGACTTGACCCAGAAACAGGTGGAACTCTAAAAATAACAGAAGTGGAATATGTAGGAGTTTTAACATCTCCTTCTTCTGTTGCAAACGCTCAAGACCCTGCTTATCAAGTAGCGCAATATGAAGTTGTGATTTTTAATGTAAATGGAAACAAATATTTTCTAAAACTACAAGATTTTACTTTTGGAGTTGGACAAGACGATATTGCCGATTCCGATTTCATTAATATTATTTCATTAAAAAAATTAGGCGATGGAACTGCAATTTTAAAAGGATATAATACTTCTTCAGGAGATTGGGAGTTTTACGCGTTAAAAAGTACTGGAAACACTATTTCTATAGTTGAAGGAAATGTTGTTTTTGACCCAAAAGAAGGAACAAAATTAGGCTCTACTGGGCAAAATGTTTACAAAGGAATTAATGCGACAACAAAACTTCACGAGTTTCACAACATTGATTCTGATGATTTTACAGTAGTTATAGAAGACAATCTTTTAAAAATAAACAACGTAGTAACTGCCGACACTCCTAAATTCTACGTTAATTCTGGATATGATGTGGGCGGAAGCGCGCCTCAAACCGGCTCAATAGCAAAACCATTTAAAACAATAGCAAGTGTTCTAACTGCATACATCGGAACTGGAAGCGCTCAAGAACCACAATACAAAAACGCAGATATTATTATTCAAAAAGGAGTTGGATATACATTTACCGGAAGTTTTGCTATAAACACCGGTAGCGGATCAATTATTTTAGAAGAAGGAACAAGCGTTATTTCCAACCCTGCGTCTGGAGATTGGTTATGCAATTATGACTCGTTGAGTGATACAGAAATAGCAAGTTTAAATATTGTTTTAAAAGACAACGCTTTACTCACATTAAAGAAAAGCGGATTTAAAAACAGAGGAACTTCAGTAAACAATTCTCTTTTCACGGATGTTAAAAACATAACAATATCAATGACATCACAAGCGATTATTTATTGCGATGTGAATGACCCAGTAACAACATCATATACCATAATTGAAAGTAATTATGTTAGTACAGATACTTTTAAGAACGACAGTTCAGAAACAATTTCTGTTTTAGGAGGAACTTTGTTTTCTCTCACCCAAAAAATAGATAAAATTGGAGGAAACAGCAATATTGTTTACGATGGTGTTTTATTAAAATCTGGAACACCTACTACAACTGTAAACTCTGGATTAGTAGCTTTTGATAGAATTGGAGGAAAAGTAAGAAGTAGCAATTGTATTTATAATACTCAAAACGCAAACACAAGAGCGAAATTATTTTCTCTTACAAAAAATAGCTCAATTCCTTGCGAGATGTATTCGACAAATGATGTGGTTTACGGAAATATCACTACTTTATTTCAAAATGAATCATCAAACCAAGCACTTTTAAGAGTTAATAATATGAGTACATTGTTTTTTACTTGTACTTATATCGCAAAATCTCCAAATGCAACATGGACCTCTTGTGGATTGTTTTATTGTAATTTTAGTGATGGAGAAGTAGATTTTTCGCAAGTAGATTTAACATCATCAAATGCACAAAGCGCCTACAATATTTTCGATAATAATATTGTAGAAACTTTGAGAGTTTTCGGAAGTAGAGCTTTGGCCGTAGCAGGAGGATTGAAAAAAGGAAGTAAATTCATCAATAGAAAAACCGTAAACGCAGGGAGCTTTGTTGTTGGGGTAGAATATCAAATATTAACTGTGGGAACAACGAACTTTACTTTAATTGGAGCCTCCGCAAATACAGTTGGTGTAAATTTTATTGCATCAGGAGTAGGAACCGGAGACGGAACCGCATACCAACATACAATCGACGTATTAATTTAATCAACAAAATATGCCAAATAAAATCAGAAAAGTAACTATCATAAATTTTGTTCCACACAGAGACGAACAAGGAATTACTACCGGAATATTATTGCCTTTAAACCTTATTGTTGGAGTAGAGCATTCATTAATGTTAGAGGGAGATTCTATACGACAAAAGAGAAAAATTCACTCAATTGAAGAAGCAGAGAATTATTATCTTGTTTATGTCCAGGAAGAAACCGCAAGTCAATTGTGGCAAAAACTACCTAAAAACAATCAAACATACGTTGAATACGCAATCGATTAATTCATGATTCTGCAAAGCCCATTTAGAATATGTGTAAGTCCAAAAGACAATTCTCAATACATCAATGAGTTGAAAGTAGGAGATAGTAGTCTTATAATAAACACCTCTATTGAACACGCAAAAGATGTTCAGAGAATTGGAGTAGTGCGTTCATTGCCAATTCACTTTAAAGGAGATTTGGAGGTTGGAGACGAAATTGTAACACACCACAACGTATTTAGAATAACATTCAACGATAAAGGAGTTCCAATGCAATCTGACTTTCACTTTAAAGATGATTTATTCTTTATTGACGAGGAATTGATTTATTTAAAGATAAGAAATGGCGAAATTTCCTCATACAACGACAACATATTTGTAGAGCCAATAAAAGAAGATACTTTATTTGAAGGAGAAAAACTTGTCGAGCGTCAAGGAATTATAAAATTCACATCTGAATCATTAAAAAAACTTGGCGTTATAACGGGAACAAAAATCCATTTCCGAAAACACTGTGAATCTGAATTCAACATATTCGGAATGAATCTCTATAAAATGCAAGAAAAAAGAATTTTAGCCGTATTGAATTAAAAAATTCTATACATTTGTACTTTATTAACCCATTAAAAAACAGAAGGTATGTCAAAAAGAAGAATTGCGGTTTTAACGCAAGCAACATCAAAAACCACATCTGTAACTGCAAATAAGTATGAGGGTATCATACAAACAGTTGCCTTGTCTGATTCAGCCGACGGATCGTTTAACTTTACCGTAAACAACGACAAAGTTCAAGCAGTTTCAACCATTCAGTTAACTACTGAGTATTCATCATTAAACGGAAACAGTTCAAGAACTGTAACTTTAACTGGAACAAGCGGAACCGCAAACATTAACATTGGTGGAACAAACTATTTAGCTACATTCACATCAAACTTAACTACAAGCGCAACAAATTTCGTTACTTCTCACGGAGCAACTTTATCAGCACTTGGAATTACAGTTACATCAAGTGGAGCGGTTTTAACAATTGTAGCTGATACAGATACATTCCCTGCAATCACAAGAGCAAATGTATCTGGCGATTTGTCTGCAACTCTTGGAACAGTTACAGCAGTAGCTTCAACTGGAAATCCAATTGCTAATTTAGTTTCAATCGCTAAAGGTTCGTTTATTGTGAGAATACAAAACGTGGGAACATCAGCACTCAATACGTTTGCTAAAATTCACTTCAAGTTGATTCATAATTAGTATTTAATACCAATCAAAAATTAAACCTCTCGTAATTGGGAGGTTTTTTTATTTTAGACTATTAACTTTCTTTCTTAAATGTCTTTTAGCTTCAGCATCACACCATTCGTTCACATAACTTCTTTTATCTTTAATTCCGGAATGTGCTTTTACGTGTCGAAATTCTATTTTTATATGCTTGACCAATCCACAAAATAATCTATTTAATTCAGTTCCTTTATTTTGTATTAATCCATATTTCTTAATATGCTGCTTATCATTTCTTAAATAAGCTATTGCATTAAGAGAATCTGTATTTATAATTATTCGAGTAATTCCTTTGTGAGAGTTCAGAATTAATGACAACGCGTTTATTATACATTTTGCTTCGGCATCATCGGGATTAATACATTTTTTAGTAAAAAGACCACTTTTTGTAATTTTAAAAATATCACTTACCGCCCAAAAAGCATAAGCACCGTATTTTAATCGTGGATGAAAACTTGCGTCTGTATTTATCGTTACTAACATTAGTTTAATTGATTGTTTAAAGCAAAACTACAAATACTAACTCACTAATTTACAACTATCAGAAAATAATATTGAACGCTTCTATGTTATCGATTTTTTCTATCTTTGACATAATTAATCAAATTTTATCAATGGCACTTAAAAAAGCATCAAGCTCTGATTTAGAGATTACTCTAAAGAATATGTTGGACGGACTTACAAAAGACGTTGACATATTAAAAGTTGATGATGAAAAGCTTCAACAGTTAGTAAAATCAAGACAAGAATCGTTTCTATCCATAAAAGAAATGCTTGGTTTGTGGCAAAATTCCCCAAATGCCCCAAAAGAAGAAAAATTAATTTACTATACCGAGAAACTTATTTTAGGTGGAGAAAAATCTTCTCATATTTTACGACAAGCGTTAATTAAAAAGATTGATTTTACCGAACTTGACCCAGAGAAGTATGGTTTAGCAATGAAATCAAAACCAATAGTTTACAAGGCTATTAGTGAGATAAATTCTGGCGTAAACATCCTAAAAAGACAAATTGAAACCAATACACTTTCTTTTAAAGAACAAGAATTCAAGCCTGGGATGGCGGAAAGATATGCTAATCAAGAATTTTTCCCAACATCAAATTATTATAAAAATTGGTACGACGAAGATAATGATGCTATTATTTTAGACCCAAAAGGAACAAAAGGAGAAATGATAATTCTCGACAATCTAAAAATATGGCTACCCGAACCACCAACAAATAAAAAGAAAATACTATTTAGCGACCTTCCAAAAGAGGAACAATATTGGAGGAGATTAGATGTTCCAAATGGATTAACTCCAAGCAACGAAGAAGAATATACTGATTACATTTTAGAAGAGTTCAGAAGAAGACGTGAGGGGTGTTGGTTTATGAATAATGGAACACCCACATGGGTTACCGGAGCGCATTACATGGGGTTGCAATGGAATGAAATGATTGAAACCGGTGGCTATAAAGAATTTAGAAAAGCCCAATGTAATTTGTATTATTTCGCTTTGGCTACAATAATAGACGAAAGATGTGTTGGTATGATATTTACAAAAGGTCGTCGTAGTGGATTTACAGAAATGGCGCTTGACCACTTTATTGATTTGTCTACTTCGGTAAAAAATAGAAAATTTGGTATTACTTCTAAAACTGAAGATGATGCGGAAGTTGCTTTCTTGAAATATTCTCACACGATCCAAAATTTACCTTTCTTTTTTCGTCCAGTTGTTCAAGGTAAAATTGACGACAAAAAGAAAATGTTGTTTGGAAAACCATCAGACAATACTAAGACGGCAAAGCAAAAAAATGACACGTCTACAAAAGACTACTTAAATGTTTTGGTTGATTATAGAGCAACAGCCACGCTTGCTTATGATTCGATTGCGATGTTTTTATACTTGGGAGATGAAGCCGGAAAATGGATTCGGCCGAATAACTATATCGACCATTGGACCAATGTAAAACCTACGATGATTCAGGGAGGAACAGTTGTCGGTAAGGCGTTAATTGGCTCTACATTAAATCCGCTTGATAAAGGAGGCGAGGAATTTCAGACATTGTATATTGGTTCAGATATTACAAAAAGAGATTCCAACCAAGAAACATCAACGGGATTATATTCGTATTTTCTTCCGGCACATCAAAATTATGAGAGATTTACAGATAGATATGGAGTTTGCCATGAATCACTTCAAAGAGGACAGTCTTTTATAAATTCTAAAGGTAAAGAACAAACGCAAGGTGCTTTGCAATATTTAGAAGCTAAGTTTTTATCAGCAAAAAAAATGGGAGCCAAAGCTTATAATAATACTCGAAGACTTGACCCTATCACAATAGAAGACGCATTTAGAGATGAACTACAATCTCAATTATTCGACATAGAAAAAATAAATTCTCAACTTAACTACAATAGAAAGTTTCAAATAGAAAACACGCTTGTAAGAGGAAATTTTGAATGGAAAGACGGGATAAAAGATAGTTCAGTTGTTTGGAAACCTAAAGAGAATGGTAGATTTTTGATTTCGTGGATTCCGGCACAAGAGTTAAATATTACTAATAGATTCGTTATGAAAAGCGTATTTGGAGTAATGACAAAATGCCCAGTGAATGACCAATTAGGAGCTTTCGGGTGTGACCCTTATGACCAATCATCAGTAGTAGATTCTAAGTTAGTTAATACAGAAAATGGAGTAGAACATAATTTAGGTTCAAAAGGAGCGCTTCATGGATATTTAGGCACTAATATTGGGGAAATTCCGAGCCAACAATTCTTTTTAGAATACATCGCAAGACCAAAAGATGCAGATGCTTTTTTTGAAGATATGCTTATGGCTTGCTTCTTTTATTCTATGCCAATATTAGTAGAGAATAACAAGAAAATGTTACTAAAACACTTTAAGGTTAGAGGGTATAGAGGTTTTGCTCTTTCTCGTTTTGACAAAGACGCAAGTAGACTTTCACAAGATGAAAAAGAACTTGGAGGAATTCCGAACAGTTCAGAAGATATTAAAAACCAACACTGGACCTCTATTGAAAAATACGTCAATGATTATGTTGGGGAATATTACCCAGAACCAGGAGAAATAGAAATAAGAACAATTGGGGCAATGGGCGTTATGCCTTTCAGTAGAACACTATCTGACTGGCTAAAATTCAACATTAATAAACGTACTGATTTTGACGCTTCTATTTCATCTGGATTAGCATTAATGGCGGTAAATAGACACAAATATAAACCAGTTTTTGAGAGAAAACCAGTAAGTATTACGCTCAAGAGATTCAGCTAATTTTTAAGTTTTTTATAATCAACATAAGAACGTCTTTTACAATTGAGTTTCCTGCTTGCTTGTAGGCTTGTGAATCGGATACGTTATACTTAAATGAATCGTCAAATCCCATCAATCTGAAACATTCTCTTGGAGTTAGTTTGCGGATTCTAAAATTTTGCATCGTGTGTTTATCTCCGCAATCTGAAGAAGTTCTTAATGTGCCACAAACGTTTCCTTCAAATTGTCTTATACCTTCATCTGTTCTTAATTCAAAAACCTTTCCTTCTAATTTCACAAATTGGTCGGTCGAACCGCCTCCTCCGGTTGAAGTATGAATTGTATTAGCATAATCTTGCTCACTTCTTTTGGTGACTTTACCTTTTTCATCACGGGTGTAACCTAAAATTGTTGGTTCTATTTCGGTGTTTGAGTTAATTACCAAAACATTGTCTTTTTCAACTGTTGTGAGAGTGTTTGAAATATCGGGGTTAGAGTTTATTTCCAAAGTTTGTTTTGTTTCCAACCCTGCAACTCGGCTTTTCGGATTCTCTGGATAACGTCCTCGGATTGCACCTCCTTTTACTTCGTTTTCTACTAAATACAATCCAGTTTTAGCGCCACCACCACCGCCTTCACTTTTCAATGTGCAACTCACGGAATTTGTATCGTAAATTCTACCTGCATCAGAATTGTTTTCGTATAGTGAGCCTACTTGGTTGAGTTCTGATGAAAAATTAGCGTCTTTTACGTATTGTTGGTCACGCCCGCCCATTTTAAAATAACCTGCGTGAATTGTGCAGCTTTCTTCTGGGTTGTCGTTTTCAATTATTTTATTTTGGTGATGTGTTAGTACCTTAATCATTTTATCGCTCAAAAAATACTTTTCATCTACGTTGGTTTCAAGTATATCTTTCAGTCTTTTAGTTAAAGGAAACGGTTTTGGGAATTGAAAGTTATTATCTTCATCGTCACGAATTCCAATGATAAAAACACGCTCTCTATTTTGCGGAACTCCGTAATCTTTTGCATTTAGCACATCGAAATAAATGTGATATGGAACTGAATTTTCGTGAGGAAAAAATGTGTGAACTCCATTTACTGATTTTCCACCAAGACAATTTATCCATTCTTGGAAAGTACTTCCGTAGGTATGTTTCGGAGTAGGCTTTTCGTGACTAAGAAGTCCTTTTACATTCTCAAAAATAAAAAAACGAGGTTGATTTTTTTGTATAAATTCAAGAGAGTTGAAAAACAAGATGCTACCTTCTCGTTTTCCGGCCAAAGAAAATCCCTGGCACGGAGGACTTGTCATATATAAATCAATCGGATTGGCTGGAATTTCTCTTTTATAAACATTAAACGGATAGTAAAATGAGAACTGTTGTGCAAAAGATTCGGCTTCAGCAAAAAACTCACTATGCTTTTCGTCGTGCGATTCATTAGCTGTTACAATTTTCAGCATTTTATCACAAATAGCATCGTGTTTCTTTGAATTGGCCAATTGAATGTCATTTTCATTTCCAAAGTTCAGAACAAATGTTTTTCGTGCAAATTTATCCATATCACAAGCAAATACTTCCTCGTAATCCAAATTCAATCCTTGAATCGCTTGGTTAAAAGCTCCAACTCCGGAATAGTCGCTTCCTATTTTAATTCTCATAAATCCATTATATTAATTAACTTCAAAACTACAAATTTTAATCATAAATAAGTGAATCATAGAAAAATAGTATCAAAGTGATAAATACTATAAAAAAATTTTATCTTTGTTACAAAAATAGTTTACTATGAATCAAGGTAGCGAAAAGTTTCAGATACTTGGTAATGTTGGTTTTCCAAATCCAATAGAGAGTTTTGAAGTAAAAAAAACACAAAGTTGGGGATTAGATTTAGCCAGAGCGATACAGTCTGAATGGTATTATAATCTTGGTGGAGGATGTCGTTTTTACACGCAACGTGACCAATTTTTAGAGAGAAGAGCCTATGCAAACGGACTTCAATCTATGGGTAAATACAAAGATTCTCTCGGAACCAATGGCGACTTATCCTACTTAAACCTATCAAAAAAACCAATTACTATCATCCCTAAATTAAGGGATATTGTAGTTAATGGTATGGCGAATCGCGGATATTCCGTAAAAGCAAATGCTACAGATAAAGTTTCCCAAAAAGAAAGAGAAGGCTACCGTAAACAAATAGAAGACGACAGACTTGGAATTGATATTGCTATAAAAGCAAAAGAGCAACTTGGGGTAGAACTTACAAGTATGCCTATCGACAAAATCCCTCAGACAAAAGAAGAACAACAACTTCACTTACAGTTAGAATACAAACCATCTTACGAATTATCTACAGAATTAGCCATTGAAGCCGTTATGAAAGACAACGACTACAATAACATTGTGGATAGAATGATAAAAAAAGACCTTGTAGAATTAGGCGTGGCGTGCGTAAAAACAAGAACAGTTCCCAACAGAGGAATAATGATTGAATACGTTTATCCAGAATACAAAATCCAATCCTATACAGACGACCCTTATTACAGAGATTGTGTTTATCACGGAGAACATAAAAGAGTTGCTATTAGTGATATTCTTATCGAGAATCCATGGATAAACACTCCAGAAAACGAAACGTTAAAAGAAAGATTGATGTTTTCTGGAGGAGCATGGGATGAACACTTTGGTATTCCTGCAAACGAAAGAATAAAAGGATATACCAACGTCCTTTACTTTACATATAAAACAACTCGTGAAAGATTTAGTAAAATTAAAGAAAAAGCAACCGGCGAAAAAGTTGTTTCTTCTGCTGATCCTTTTTTCGATGAAAGCAAAATTGCAAAAAAAGATTTCAAACGCGTTTCCAAAGTAGAAGAGATTTTATTTGAAGGTATTTATGTTTTAGGTGCTGATATTTTATTGAAATGGGATGTTGCAGAGAATATGGCGCGTCCAAAATCTAATAAACAAAAAGTATGCGACCAATACATTATGGTTGCTCCAAATAAAGAAAAAGGCTACATCGATTCACTTGTAGCAAGAATGATGTCTATTGATGATTTAATTCAGATTACAGAGTTAAAGGCACAACAGATGATTCAGAGAATGATGCCAGACGGTTATCAAATTGACCCAGACGCATTAGCAGAACTTGATTTAGGAGAAGGAAATGTTTTAAAAGGTCAAGGAATTTTAGATATGTTCTTTCAAACGGGTTCAATTATTGCAAGGAGTTACGGAGCAGGAGGCGAATTCAATTACGCAAAACTTCCTATTACGGAACTAAAAACCGCAGGAAATCTAACAAAACTTCAAGCATTAAGAACAGAAAGAGATTCTTACCGTAATGACCAAAGAGAAGTTATCGGATTAAATAAAGCGTCAGATGCTTCTACTCCAGATAAAGATTCACTTGTAGGGCTTCAAAAACTTGCATCATTAAATTCAAATACTGCTACACGTCATATTTTAGATGCTTCTATGGAGATTACGAGAAGAGTTGGAGAAGCAGTATTTTATAGGACTGCGGATGTTTTTAACTACTTTACAGAATTGAGAGAAGATTTAGAGCGTAAAATTGGAGCAACCGCAGTTGAAGATTTGGAATCAATGAAAGACTTTCACTTGAGAGATTACGCCATTTCTATTGATTTAGAATTAGACGATGAAGAAAAAGCAAAACTTGAAGCCGATATGTCAAAAGCCATCGAAAAAGGAATGTTACCTATTCAAGACAAATACAAAGTACTCGGAATTAAAAACTTCAAACAAGCAGTAGGTTACATGACTATCCTAATTGATAAATACTTGAAAAAAGAAGAAGAACGAAAACTACGCGAATTCAAAGCACAATCCGATGCAAATGCAGAATCAGCAGAAAGAGCAGAAGTAGCACGTCAACAAACTGAAAAATTAATTGGTGATATAAAAGCCAATGTTCAATCAATAACCAATCAAGGTCTTGTTGAAAAAGAAAAAGTGAAAGGTTCGGAAGACAGAGCAACTTTAGAGTTAAAAATTCAAGGTGAAAAAGAAGTTAAAACCATTGAAGGACAAACTCAATTAGAAAAACTTGACGAACAAGAAGAGCGTAAAGATGCAAGAACAAAACTTCAAGCAACACAACAAAGTGAGTTAATTGACCAAAGACAAAACAACAAATCTCCAAAAGATTTTGAAGAAGATGAAGACGTTTTAAAAGACTTCAGTTTAGTAGAATAAATAAAAAATCCCGACTATAAATCGGGATTTTTTTGATAAATCAAGAACTAAACTTATTTTTTCATAAAACAAATGAATTAGGTTAATATTAAACTCAATTTTTTTAACTTTTAACTAATTCAAATTTAAGAATAAAAATTCATTCAAACAACAACTATAGAAAAATAATATGCTAATTTGATGTAAGATAGATTTTTTTTATACATTTGCTAAATAAATCAATTAAATCACACACAATGAAAGACGAGGAAGATGTAATTCCAACAGAGCAAACACCTCCAGCGGAAAATGAAATTAAGGTTACGATTGCAACAGAAGAACCAACAACAAGTTTTTTTGACACAAAACCAGTTAACCAAGTAGAGCCAGTAGAAGAAAAAACCCCTACAGAACCTACAAATCCAACTGAACCTGTAGAATCAACAGAGCCTATCGAACCCGTTGAGCCTGCAGAACCAAAAGAAGAAAAACTTGCAATCAATAGTGATGCAGTAATCAGCTTCTTAGAAAAAGAACACGGTATAAAAGTCAACAGCATTGAAGACTTAAAACCAAAAGAAGTAGCAAAACTCTCTCCTATGATGGAGAAATTTGCAGAGTATGTAAAAGAAACTAATAACGAAAATTATGAAGACTTTTTAGCGACTCAAAAAGATTGGAGCCAAGAATCACAAGAATCGGTGTTGAAAGCAACGATGAAACTTGAGAATCCATTTTTAGATAAAGAAGAAATAGATTTCCTTTATAATGAAAAATACGGTCTAAAAGAATTAGACGAATTTCCAGAAGAAGGAGAAGTAAACGCCAATAAATCTAAAGAAATTAATGCCAAAGTAGATTTTCAAAAAGGATTAAAACTTTTAGAAGAACAAAAGGAGAAATATAAAGCAGTCAAAGGTTTTGATGAAGCTATTCCCCAAGAGTTCAAAGAAGCTAAAACCCTTGTAGAAGAACTACAAAAACAACAAGAAGAAGACGATAAGCTAATCGCTGAAAACAGAAACGATTATCTTGCTAAAACAGAATCGATTTTCGCTAAAGACTTCAAAGGTTTTGAAGTAAAGGTAGGAGAAGAAGTTTTGTATGTGAAGCCAGAAAATCTCGATGAATCGAAAAAACTGCAATCAGACCTTAGCAACTTCAACAACAAGTACTTTGATAAAAACGGCAAATTGATTGACGCAGAAGGATTCCACAAAGCATTGTATTTTGGAATGAATGCAGACAAAATGGCACAACACTTCATAAGCATAGGCGAAGCAAAACGAGCTGAAGCTGATGATAAAATTGCTAAAAACATCACTGCCGACATACATAAACCTGCTCCTATTGGAGACGGAAATATCAAAGTTACTGTTGTTCAGTAAGTAAAACAGATTTTCTTATTTGTTGTAGAATATTTTAAAAATTAAGTTTAACAACAAAAAAAACACTTTAAAACCATGAGTTTAAATTTATCGCCAAGTGTTATCTTAACACCATCAGCAAGCAAAGTTGCTACTGGGCAAAACTACTTAGGAAGTGACGATTTCGATTTCGCAAATCAATACCTTCCAGAAACAGATAAGAAAGTCTGGAAAAGATTCGGTTCCCAAGATATTACGGGAATGTTAAAAATGTTAGGCAAAGAGAAATCTTTTGCATCGGATAAAATTCTTTGGAAAGAAGAAGGTCGTTTACGTCAATTAGGAACTGGTGTTACTCGTTCTTCAAACGTATTTACATTAGCAGACCACACATTCAGAGTTAACGAAACAATTGTTGTTAGAAATGACGATGGATCGGAAGTTCGTCAAGGTAAAATTACCGCAGTAACTGACACTACATTTACTGCTTTATGTGGGGAGTCATCAGGATGGACAGATTTAGGCACAACTGCTTTAACTGTTTTTGTTGATTCTAATGAATGGGCAAAAGACACAAAAGGATTTACTGAATCATTAGATTCTAAATTTTCTTCTTTTGAACAAAGCCCAGTTATCATCAAAGAAATGGTAAAAGAATCTGGTTCAAACTTAGCTCAAATCACTTGGTTGTATGTAGAAAACACTTCGTCTGGTGCAGGCGGTTATGTTTGGTACTTCAAAAACTTTGCTGATACTGAAATGCGATTCCAAAACGCTATCGAATCTAAGCTAATTAGAGGTAAAAGATGGGCGGGTGATTTATTGGCCGCAGGAAATGAAGGAACGCAAGGTTTGTTTGATATTGCGTCAGAAGGTAATACTTTTGAAGGACAATTGTCAGACCTTACAGACGTTGACGAATTGGTAGAAAGAATGGATGCTCAAGGAGGTATTTCAATGAATTATCTTTACGGAACAACTTCTTTCAACGCTTCAATCGATGATTGGTTACAAGCAGAAAATGTTACTGGTCTTTCTTGGGGTGCTTTCGATAACAACGAGAAAATGGCACTTAACTTAGAATTCTCTGGATTCAAAAGAAGTGGGTACGAGTTTTCTAAAACACGTTGGAGATACTTGACAGAACCAACAAGCGAAGGGTCTATGGTTGGAGTTAATAAAGTTCATGCTTTGATGCTTCCTTCTGGGTCAAAATCAATGAGAGATGGAATTACTGGAGCAACCACAACAGAACCAATGATTCAAGTTCGTTACAGAGCGCAAGGAAACGAAAACCGTAAATACAAAGTTGTTCAAAGAAGCTTTGACCAAGGAACAACTGATGGACAAGACAGAATCCAAACAGATATGTTGGCAGAAAAATGTCTTCAAGTTTGCGGAAGAAATAATCTGTTCAAATTTGCTGGATAGACCATAAAACTAGAAAGGCGTTTGAAACATAGCGCCTTTCTTTTTATTAAAAATAAATTAATCAATTAAATCAAATTATTATGACATTTTTTCCAAAAAAAAATCAAGAAAATGTTGAAGTAGTAGAAGAAACGGTTACAACTCAAACCGATGCTACTGAAACAAAAAATGAGAATCTTTCTCCCGATCCAAACGAAGGCAAAATTTTACTTTCTCCAGAAGAATTAGATGCAAAGCTAAATGCTATGCTTGACGATAGATTGCAAAATCTTCAACAAATACCACCACAACAAGTTCAACAAAAAGTAGAATATCAAGAATTCAAGAAAATTGAAAACAAAGATGATATTCCAGAACTTGAAGGTTTTATTCCAAAAAACAGACGATACGAAATTATCAACGGAACCAAAACGGTTTCACATGGAATTCGTACACGTTCAAAAAAAGCAAGTCCGCTTCTTTACATTCATCCAGTAACAGGCGAATCACATCCATTAAGATTAACAGAAAATCACCCAAGTTTCTTTGAGCATTTACAATTTAAAGAACCAGGCTCAAATCGATTGAGATTTGTTAAGTTTATTGACGGAGTTTTGTATGTTCCTTCTACTGATTTACAATTGCAGAAATTTCTACATATTCATCCAGATAAAGGGCTTGTGTTTAGAGAAATTGACGCAGAACAAGATGCTAAAAAAGAACTTGATGCTTACGAATTAAAATTTAAGGCGCAAGAGTTGGTTAGAGGATTAGATTTCCCATCACAAGATTCGTTAGCGAGATTTATTTGTAAAAGCTACAGTTCTTCTTTCACTCCATCAGAAATAAAAAGACTTCTTTTTGTTGAGGTTGACAAAGCAAGTGACCACAAGCACATCATAAGCCTTTGTGAGAATAAGAGTTTGCTTATTCAAGGATTGGCGAAATTAGCCGTAGAAAATGAACTGATTAAGTTTGAAGACTACCGATTTATAGACAACAAAGGCGTTCTAATTTTGGACGTGGGAAGAAATAGAAACGAGTGGGACGCAATAGGAGAATATCTTACTTCTAATCAAGGAGATTCTCTTAGAAGCCACTTAGAAAAAACTCTTTATTAATTGTGTTGTTTCATTTTTAAATTGAAAACCCGATAGCATTACGCTATCGGGTTTTTTCTTTTAGAGAGATTTTCGCACTCCCAAATTTCGTAACTATGCTACTGCTTTAAGCGGTGCATTGTTAAGGCTAATTACTTTGCCGTTTAATTTTTTTTGTTCTACTTATTACCTACTGTATTGCAGTCAAAACCAGTCACCCCCGAAATACCGCTTGTTATTTTACTCGTAGCGATGAAACGAGGTAATCTAAATTCATAAACGTTCTGCGTAGTGGAGATGGGGAGAATCGAACTCCCGTCCTAACAAAATTCAATAATATATCAACGAACACCACAAAACTAATAGAAATTCTCCAATATAAAAACACAAATAGAAAAATAGTATCAAAAGCGTATTTACTATAAAAAATATTTATCTTTGTTACAGAAAATAAGTAACTTATGATTGGAGTAAATATCGTTCGAAATGTTATAATGAATTTGTTGAACAAAAACAATAATGGTTATTGCTCTCCAGACGACTTTAATTCGTTCTCTAATTTAGCGCAATTAGACGTATTTGAAAACTTGTTTTTTCAATATAACAATTGGCTGAATAAGGAGAATAAGAGATTGACAAATAGCGAGTTTGCCAATATTCCAAGAAATATAATGGAGCAAATCGACGTGTTTTCGGTATATTCAACACCCTTAAATTTTACTTATAATTCAACAACAAATCTTTGGAGTTATACGGGAACTGACTTATATCGAATAGAAAATATTTCATTAGTAAACGCGCAAGGGAGAAAAACCGATATTGAATTGATGAAAAAATCAGAAGCCAACAATATTCGAAATTCTGAATTTATATCACCATCATTAACATATCCTGCATACGAGAGAATAGGAGATTCATTTAGAATTTATCCAAATATTCCATCGGGTTCAACTGCGGAATTGTATTTCATAAGAAAACCAAAAGAACCCAAATGGACTTTTATAAATGCTCAAGGAAATCCAGTTTACAATGCGTCTGCAACAGATAAACAAGATTTTGAACTACACCCTTCTAATTTTGTTCCACTTGTAACTAAAATAATGCAATATCTCGGAATCTCTATACGCGAAGATGAAATATTAAAAGCATCAAGCGATGAAGAATTGAAACTTGCTCAAAAACAAATGTAAAAAAATAAGATATGTCTTCACAAAACGCACAAATCTACTACGAAGAAAGCTCCAATCACGGAAATTATGTTTACCGAACCTTAGAAGAAATAGTAAGAAATTTTATTCAAGGTTACACGGGAGACAACACTATTATCGGAAGCGTAGAGAGAAGAACTGTTTTGTTTTGGGCCAAACTTGGATTAAAAGAATTTACCATTGACGCACTCCGCGAAGTTAAGGCAGTTGAATTAGAGTTAGGAGATACGCTTGATATAATTCTTCCACCAGACTATTTAAGTTACGTTAGAGTTTCTTATGTTCACCCAACTACCGGAGAATTAATGCCATTAATGCGTGATTTAAAAATGCCATTAGCTACCGCTTACCTCCAAGACCACCAAGCAAATATTTTATTTGATAATGATGGATATATTTTAGAAGGAACGACAATTTTCCAAGAAATAAACGACAATCCCGTAAACTCCATATCTGTATTAAATTGTGGGGTTTCTTGTAGTGGATGCGCGTATGCTTCAAGTGGTTGTCCTAATCCACAAATGTTCTCTTTAGATACAGGAAAAAACTATAACGGAAGATTTAATATTGATACGCGTCAAGGAAAAATACACTTTGGCTCTGAAAACGCATCAAGAGTTATAATGTTAGAGTATATTTCTGATGGCTTAGAGTATGAAAATGAAGAAAATATCAAAGTCAATAAGTTAGCTGAAATGGCTTTGTATAAATGGATAAACTACAATATTCTATCTAATAAAATAGGAATTCAAGAATACATTGTTCAAAGAGCAAAAAAAGATTACGATACGACTTTGAGAAATGCCAAAATCAAATTAATGGATTTGCGCCCACATGAAATAATGCAAACCATAAAACAAGCAAATAAGTGGTTTAAATAATGAGAACTAAGCTTCAAAACAACTTCACTTCAGGAATAGTAGATAAAGACACCGATGAAAGATTAGTGCCTGAAAACGTATTGGTAGATGCCGAAAATTTCTTGGTAAGCACAAGTAATGGACAAAACGGAGGTGTTGGAAAAAATGTTTCTTCAAATAGAATAGCAAGCAATCTCGCTATTCCAGGAGGAAAAACAATAAGAAGCGCAGGAGATAACTCAAACGAAAAAGTTTACAACTTTGTTAGCGGAACATTTCACGACCAAATAATTGAACACGACCTAAAAACAGAAACTTCAGTTGTAGTAGTAAAATCAACCGTAGGACATTTGTTGAATTTTGATCCAAACAAAAGAATTTTAAACGTAGATATTGTACAAGACCCCGAAGGAAATGGAAATTTACTTTTATTTTCAGGAGACCACAACCCTCCAAGATGCCTAAATATTGAAACCGCAAAAACTTGGACTGTTGATGGATTTTCAGAACAAGAGATTAGCTTAATTAAAGCGCCTCCAACATATCCATTAGTTTTAAGCCCTCTTATTTCTACCGAAAACACACAAGCAAACTACTTAGAAGACAGAATGCTTTCTTTTGGTTATAGATATAAGTTTAGAGATGGGTTTTACTCAGCTATTTCATCATGGACAAAATACTTTTTTACTCCAGGTGTTTTTAATTTAGACTTTGAGACTTTCGAGAATTTAGGGATGCTTAATCTCTACAATGCCGTAAATCTTTCGTTTAACACAGGTCCGCGCGATGTTGTTGGAATTGAGTTGATGTTTAAATTATCAAATTCAAGAACGCCTTATGTTATTGACAAATTCATAAAAGAAGACGAGGGATGGGGGGATAATTCAGTCCAAACAATAGAGTTTAACAACTCAAAAGTGTATAATGTTTTACCAGAAAGTGAATATTACAGAAGTTTCGATAATGTTCCTTTAAGTGCTGTTGCCCAAACAATGATAGGCAATAGAGTTTCTTTTGGAAACTATGTTGAACAAAGGGATATTATAGATGAAAACGGAAATAAATGCCTTATCGACTACACTTTATCGCTTGTTGCAAACAATATTGCCACAACAGAAATAGAACCAGAACAAATAACAGAAGATTATTCTTATGATGGACCTATTAGTTTAGCTAATGGCGCCATTGTGTTAGATTTAGGAGATTATACGTTTAATCAAGGCTCTTCTATTAATATTTACTTCAAATTAAAAAGCAACGAACAAGTAGATACAGATTTTAGAGGAACATTTACCTATATTCTCACAGAATCATATACTAATTTATCTGATTTTATGAGTAATTCATCCTTTGTTGTTGAGCTACAAAACTACACTCTATATTTTCAAACAAACGGAGGTGTTGTCTTTCCAAATGACTATGTTCCAGAATATGAAGTTTTGCAAGGATTCGACGCGGTTGTTTACACTGGAGATACCATAAAAATAACATTTCCGGTTATTAAGTATGAAATTGATGAAACTCCCGATCCAAATTCTTTTTTATTCGAATACATTTATGATAATAATTCAATAGTAATTATATCAAATATCGCAGTGGCCACATCTCTAAAATCTTTAAGAAGTTATGAGATTTGTATGATTTATCGCGATAATGAAGTGAGAAAAACAACTGCCTTGACAAGCAGAAACAATACGCTTTTCATACCAAATGAAAATAGCATAACACAAAACCAAATAAAGGTAACTATACCTAGCGCTCAAAAGCCTCCTTTCTGGGCTAAAACATACAAATTTGGAATAAAAGTAAACAAGCAAGCATACGAGACTATTCCAATTAATATTTATTTTGTCGATGGAAAGTATCGATGGATAAAACTTGACGGAGAAAATCGAAATAAAATAGGAAAAGAAGGAGATATTTTAATCGTAAAAAGAGATAAGAACGGTCCTCTTTCTGATGTTGTTAAAGTAAAGGTGCTTGAATTAGGGTTTAAGGAGAAAAACTTCTTATCATTAAATTCTTCTTCAATAGTAGAGCCGGAAGGTAAGTATGCAAAAATAAAGGCGTCTAATTTTCAAATGCAGTACGATGTTGATGAATTCCAACGATACGAAGCGCATCCTGCAACAGAAGTAGACAGACCGATTGCTTTATTGGGAGCATTTACAACTATTGATGAAAGTACGGGAACAGTTATAGATAGAACATTCTCTCAAGGAGCGACTGTTACTTTTAATTTTTCAAGTAATTTTCATAACGACCCTCCTTTTATCGAATTTGTTAAAACATATACGGCTCAAAGAGCTTATGACAACTTTCAGCAATTTTTCGACGAACAAATTGAACCTGCCGGCTTTGAATCAACAAATACACCCGATAAATTCTATAACATATCTTTAAAAAGAGGTTTTAGAAGATGGGTTATTGAAGAAGTAGCGGTTGGAGTAGTAGCTTCTATTAACGGAAGTGAAATCGTATTAACAAGCCCTTTAGAATCAAAATTAACCGAAGGAAGGGTTTTGTACATATATACTGGTTCACAATTTTTACAAGCCGGAACAGTAGAATCGTATGATGCAAGTACGGATACTGTAATTATAAATAGAATACTAAATATAAATGTTGGCGAGTGGTTTTATGTTCATGGAACATTATTTCCGCCTGCAATTCCGCTTGGAATAGAAGAAGACCCAGACGGATTTTTATGGTTAGAAGTTGAGGGAACTGAAGCCGGTTCACAAGTTGGTATAGGCGATGGAAAAAGAGGATTCCTTGATGCGATTTTAGATATTAGATACGTTTCTGGTCTTTATGTTTTTGAGACAAAACCTCTTGATGCAGATGATGAAATATTTTTTGAGACACCAGAAGTTTACACTATAGAAAACGGACAACATGAATTTACTGACCATATTCTATACGATACCTTCAATTGTTTTTGTCAAGGAAATGGAGTAGAGAGTTTTCAAGTAAGAGACGCTTTTAATGAAAAATATTTGAGTATTGACTTTTGCCCAACAGCAGTTTCAGAAGATGAATACAGACAGATAACGAGATATGCTGATGTTACATACTCAGGCATATACAATGCCAATACAAATGTAAATAGACTAAATGAATTCAATCTTTCGCTTGCTAATTTTAAAGATGATGTAGAGAAATCTTATGGTCCAATCTACAAACTAAAAGGTCAAGACAATAATTTAGAAGTCTACCAAGAAGATAAAACAAGTAAAATCTACTACGGCAAAGACTTGCTTTATAATGCGGATGGAACCACAAATTTATCAAGAATTGAAGAGGTTTTAGGACAACAAGACCCAGATGGAGGCGAATACGGAATTTCAATGCACCCAGACAGTTTTGATGATTACGCGTTCAATACATACTTTACCGATGTGAAAAGAGGTGTTGTAATCAAGAAAAACTACAATAACGGACATTTTGAAGCATCAAGCCAAAGAATGAGAAGCTATTTTAAAAATCTATTTACCAACAATGTAATAAACCATATTAACGGAAAATACGACCAATACAACGACTTTTATATTTTAAATATTCAGTATAACAATACAGAATATGTGACTTGGGTTTATTCAGATAAAGACAACGGGTGGCTTGGAAGATTAAAATTCAATCCAGAAGATATGTGTAGAGTAAACGGTGTTTTCGTATCATTTAAAAATGGAGAAATGTATATTCACAATCAAGAGAATGTTAGAAATACATTTTACGGAGTTGAAAGTAAAAGTAAATTTGATTTTTATTTTTCACAAGAGCCAAGCGGAAGAAAAAATTTCTACAACATAGAAATCGAAGGAACAATTGCTCCAGATGTTATATTAAAAACCGACTTAAATGATGGTTATATAAATAAAGCAGATTTTGAGAGAAAAGAAGGAGATATTTTCTACGCTTATGTGAGAAATAGCAACTCAATAATTGATACAAAAAAATTAAGCACTCAAGGAATTGGAACTTGTGAAATAAACGGATCAATTTTAGAGTTTTCATTTGAAGTTGATAATATTGTTTCAGTAGGAGATTCTGTTTATAATCAAAATATGCAAATTGTAGGAGTTATTATGGCAAGAACAAATAATACACTAACATTAAACGCGGTCCAAAACTTATCCGATGGAGATTATGTTTTATGCCAAAAAACGCAAAGCATTCAAAATAATGAGTTATTGGGTAGATATATGAAAGTGAGTTGTGAGTTTGAAAGTAACGAACTTCAAGAAATATTTGCAGTAAATACAGTTGTATCTAAAAGTTTTCCTTAATTTTGCTTAAATCAATCAATTAACTAATGAGTTTTACTTTAAAAATAGAGAAAAGAGAAGAGTTTTATCCTATTTACGTAAAATGGTGTAAACTACATGGTTTTCCAGAAATTACAAGTGCGTGGTTTCCAGAAAACGCTTTTGTCGCCTATAAAAACGATATTGCTTGTCACGGAATTTGGTTTTGGAATACAGATAGCGCATTAGCATTAGTTGGTTATCCAATATCAAATAAAGAAGTAGATTCAGAATTTAAAAAAGGCGGTTTAGATTTTCTCTATCAAGAAGTAGAAAAATATGCGAAAAAAGAAGGTTATGTGAGTATTTGCACTTATTCTCACAACGAAAGACCAACAGTCATTGAATCATTGAAAAACAACGGTTATCTTGTAGGAGATACAAACGTTGTCAATCTTATTAAAATATTGTAAGCTATGATAGCAACGGGAATTATAGGAGCAGGGCTTGGTGTTTATCAAACAATCGAAGGAGCCAAAGAGCGAAGCGATGCAAAAAAAGCACTTGCAAATTATAATCGTCAAACACTTAAAAATGTTGCTGACGATTTAACTATTTCAAGACTTGGTGCTGATTTACAAAGAGAAGAACAAGCTAGACTTTCTTCTACAACCGTTGACGCGTTACAAGGAAGCTCAAGAAATTTAATCGCAGGGATTGGAAGAGTTGAGGCAGAAAATCAAGCCGTAAATGAAAGAATAGGCGCTTCATTGGATGAAAAGCAAAAAGAAATTGATATTATGAAAGCCAACGAAGAGGCTAATATTCGAGCAATACAAGAAGGAAGAGAAGTTGCGGATGTTAATGCTTTAAGTTCTCAATATGTGGCAGGAAAAGACCAAATGTATCAAGGAATTGGAAACACTATTCAAGGAGTAGGAACCGTTATGAATCAATATGGAGTAGAAGAAAAAGTGCCAAAACAAAATACCAAAAACACAACCACGCCATCTACATCATACATTCCAAGTTATTCTACATCAGCAAGTAGTGGTGTTTTAACAAGAACAAGCCGAAGTGGAATGGAATCTGTAAATGACGCTCCAAGAGAAACAACATTTGACTTTAGACCCGTTATTAGAAGACCAATAATGGGTGGAATCGGGTATAGTTATAATTAAAAAAAAATAAGATTATGGCCATAGGCAGAGTAGGCTCGTATGCAACTGACGCACCTCTAAATAATAATTACATTGGTGACGCACTTACTATGACTGAAAATCAAGGATTTCGTTATAGACAAGAGCGTAGACAAATTGCTGAAGCTAAAAAAGCTGAAGAAGAAACAAAGCAAAACGCTGTAACAACAGACCTACAGCTTCTAAAAGAACCTATTACTACTAAATTCTCTTCTCATAACGCATTAGCTATTGATGGAGCAGGAAAATTATTTAATGGTGTTGCTCAAAAAGGAAGAGAAATGCTTGATGGAAAAATATCTAAGGTTGAATACGAGATTTATAAGCAAAATGCTATGAATCAATTCAATTTAATGAACCAAGCAAGCAAAAGAATAAATGAACAAGGGCAAGAGTATTCAAAGTTATTAGAAACAGGTAAAATAGCAAGTGGATTTGAGCAAGAAGCATTATCTTTAGGCAAAGCATACGAAGATGTGAAAATGCAATGGGAATTAGGAGAAGACGGAACTCTTGTCGCTGTAGCCTATGATGATTCAGACCCAAATAATGTAAAAATAGTTGAAAAAGGAGATTTGAGTAAATTTGGTCAAAACTCTTTCACTCCAATATTTGCTTATGATTTAGACAAAGACAAACAAGAATTTCTAAAAACATACCCAAAAGTATTAACAGAAAACTTTGGAGCAACTACTAAAACTGGAATAAAAGGCATTACTCCAGAAATTGAAGAGGCTATTGATTTAAAAGTAGATGCAATTGTAAAAGACAGAAATTCATTGGCGGTTACAACGGCAAAAAGAACCGGCGTTCCAAAATCAAAAATCACAGACCCAGAAGAAGTTGAAAAAACTCGACAATCTTTAAAGAAAGAATTTCTCGCTATGTATTCTCAAGAAAAAACAGTTGACGAAGCACTTGGAAGAGCCAATTTAGAGCAAAGAAGAGTTGAAGAAGCTAATCGCCAAGCAGAGAGAAAAAGAAAAGCAGAAGAAGCAAAAGCAAGAGCAAAAGCGAAATCTCAACAAAGAAAAGACAACATTCCTTCAATGGAAAACAATGTTACCGGAGGCGGTGTGGTTATTAGAAATACAAATGACACGACCGGAGCAGGAAATACGCTACCAAAAGAAGTTCAAAAAGGCGACAAAGCGTACTCAATAAACGGATTACAAATTTCTTACAACAAAGGGAAAACAGTTCGTGCCATTAAAAATGTATATCTAAACCCTAAAACTAATAAAATGGTGTTTTCTGGAGTAGACATAAATATAAAAGGGGTGGAAACTCCTTTCAAAAGCACCAATACTGATGAACAAGCGCAATTTATCAACAAAGTAGTTAAAAAATATGACGAAAATGACAATCCTATTTACTACAAAACAGTAGATGAATTTGCAAGAGATTTAAAAAACAAACCAAGCCAATTAAATGAAGGCGGTGGCGATTACGATAATTTATAATTATGGAGCAACCAAAAAAAGACTTGTACAAAAAATTAAGCGCTGATGGTGCTTATACAAAATCTTACGAGGAATTTGAACAACAATTTAATTCCCCAGAAAAGCAAGAAGCATTGTATCAAAAATTAAATGCGGATGGCAAATACACAAAATCAAAAGACGAATTTGTGAGTAGATTCTTTTCCGTAAAAAAAAAAGATGGTGCGAACGCGTCTTCTTCATCATCTACTATTCAAAAACCCACATTGGATTCGGAGACGCCAAAAGAAAATGGTTCTTCGGGTACGCCAAGTCAAAATAAATATAGACTTCCTACAGAGAAAGATTTTACAGAAATGCAACAACAGGGACTTGTTCCTTCACCTTCTGAAATAAATAAAAAAAAATCTGTAGATGTTCAGATTAATAGAAATGAACTTTTAAACAAAGAAACACCTTTGGAGAGAGTTCAGAAACTCCCTATTGTTCCTGTTCAAAAAAAAGCAGAACAGATTGATTTTGAAACAAGAAAATCCCCAAAACCCATTCCTGCGCAAAAAATAATAAAAGAACAAGAAAACTATAATTTCACCGAAGAAAAAAAACAAGAGCTAAAAAATGAAATCGACAAGAAAATAGAAGCAGAAGATCTTTTATTAGAGAAACCTTTTGCCCAATACTCTTCTTATAATAAAATTCTAGAATTTGACCCAGTATCTCAGCAATATATCGAAACTCCGAAAGATAATTTTATTTCGGAAAACTTTAAAGAGGACGAATTAACCAATTTAGGTATTGACGCGTCAGATTTTGATGGATTTATTAATAAAAAAGGATATAAGCAAGATTTTTTAAACAGACAAGAAAAAGGATTGTTTAATAATGAAAATGGCAGAGCAAATCCCGTTTTAGCAAAAGAAGCCAATAAACTAAGAATGCTTAATCTATATATTCAAGAAAAAAACAGACGCGCAAATCTTAAAATTGATCTTGAATCCAACAAGCAAAATTTAGAAAAGTCATTCTCCGAAAAAGTAAAGCCAAGTCAGGTAAATTTGTTTGATACTAATAAAGTAGAAAATTATGTTCAAAGAGAAATGCCTACTTTATACAAAAAACTTAAAGAAAGAGATGTAGAAAACAATAAAATACTAGAATCTCACAATAAAGGAGAAGCAAATTTAATCTATGGCGTAAAACAAAATTTTAAAGCAGGATGGAATGGTTTAGTTGATAGATTAAATAATAGTTTTGCGACTATTTACGACAAGGCAGGTCTTGATACATCAGCCGAAGAAGTTCGTATGTTAAATGAAGAAAACTTACTATTAAGACCCGACACAAGAGAGGTTGGTTATGTTTCTGGGAAAAAGGCAAATTATTTAGGAGTAAATTACATTGTTGACGACAACGGACAGATTTACGATATGGATAAAAAAATCAGAGTTACTGATTTAATGTTTAAAGAAACGTATGATACCATAAAAGAATTGTCGAATAAAGGCGAAAGCGATTATATTTTCAGCCCACAAGGAACAGCTATTCAAGCAAGTGGCGTTTTAGGGGATATGATAGTTCAAATAGCTGTCACAAAAGGTATTGGAGGTATGGCTTCTGGATTGTCTAAATTAGGATTAGGAGCAAATTTAGCAAAAATACCAATGTCTCAAAGTATGTCAAGCGCTATTATCGCTCAAAGTGCATTAGGGTATTCTAGTGGATTAGAAGACACGTTGAGAATCGCAAAAGAACAAGGTTTAAATAATGCTGATGCGCAAATGTTAGCTTCTGATTCAGCGCAAAGAATGGCTATACTGTACGCGCTGACTGCGCCAATTTCTCCCCAAACAAAAGCTACAGAAGCATTGTTTGGGAATGAAACAAAATTACTTATTAAAAAAGCCGTCTTAGCATATAAAGAAACTGGCAAAAAAGGTTTTGTTGAAACAATAAAAAAAGGAATAACTGAATTATCAAAAAAAGCCACTGTAATTACAGAAGAAGGCGTAAAAGAATTATTTCAAGAAAACATTCAACAAGCAGGAGAAACAACATTAGTTAACGCTGAAACAAACAAACAAGCAGGGAAACAAATTCAAAAAGACACAATTTCAGCAGATGATTTTGTGAATACTTCTATATTATCATTTCTTACTGGTGGTTTAGCATCCCAAGCAAAACTACCAAATCTATTTCCAAACAATAGTGTTGACCAACTAAAAACATTAAATCAACTGTCATCTGATATTCCAAAATTTGAAAAGAATTTAAAAGAAATGGTTTCAAATGGCGTTATAGAAAATGATGTAGCGGAAAAACTGAGAAAAGACATGGATGCCTTCTCTAAAAATCATACTAAAATACCAAATGATGTTGCCCCAGAAAAAGCAATGGATTTAATGAGAAAACTCCAAGAAGTAAATGATTTAGAGGTAAAGAAAAACGTTCTTGACAAGTCGTTTCATAAAGATATTGACGAACAAATACAAGTTAAAAGAGAAGAAGCAAGCGCTATTTATTCACAATCAAAAGAAAAACCAAAAGAAGAACAAAAAAGCGAAGAAATTGTCGCTAAAGAGCCTATTGCCAACGCAGAAAACACAACAACACAGACGAGTACGCCCGCTTCTACGGAAGTGGCTACTC